CATTAAAGTAGCAGTTATACAGATTTGGAGAGTCTGGGTGTTATCTTCAGTCACAGATTCGTGTCCCGTGGCGATGCCCCCTTCCTTCCATAAGTGACGGTACTCCGAGTCCACCTCGGCGACCAAGTTGACCAAGTGTCCATTAAACACGGCGGCTTGTACTGAATCAATAGCTGCATGTATGGCTTCGGCATCAGGATGCCAATCAAACCCTTTCTTGCGTAGAAGCGTCGAAATGTCGATTATCTGCTTCTTCACGTTAGAGTCATATTTTGTGCCATCCAAGGAATAATGATACCGTCGCGCGGCAGCTTTTTGATACATACGATTGAATGCGCGCCCGGTTGATGGCATACCCGGTTTACCTGGTGCATCCCAAGGTGCTCGTCGGTCATTAATATCTCCGTTCACGATACGCCCACGTACTTGGTTGATGATGGGGACACCAACAATAGTTCGAAGACCGCCCGGTGCCTGGGCTTTTTCAAACTTGACTACTTGTGATTTAGGAAAGACATGTGCAATACCAACGCGGGTCTTCGGGTTAACGAAGGTTTTGGCTCCGCGTTCTATGATCGGTTGCAACCAGTCTTGGTCCTGAAGCCACTTCTTTGATTTTCGTAGTCCAAGTAATGGGTATCCGGGTGAAGCCTTGAGATTCTTAACGATTCGTTTTGTACTCGGTGGAAGCAAGCGTGCGTGACCGAAAAGTTCAGGATTACGCCAATACATAGCTGATGCAATGGCCTCCTCTTCAGATATAGACAGATAACGCGTTTCGTCACGAGGACCGTAACGTTCCATAGACAGATAGACATTTTCAGCAGTAGCAAACGCCAATCCGTCGATCCCCAAAGGTGCCTCGCCGAATAGGGAATGCTTAGCTGCATGTGGCCTAATCCATATGTCGTGGTAAGGGTTGGAATTAAACGTGCGTTGGATCTCTGTCCGTACCATCAGTTGTTCTACACCTTGCTGGACTATATCCGTGAGCTGTTCGCAATGCCAGCGCTTAATGTCATCATACCCTTCCGATAGGTCAGGAAGAGTGGCAATAGCCGTCGGAATATCCTTAATCTTAGGGAATCGGACTATCTTGGGATTAGGCCTAGGGAACGACCTATCCGCAAACAGCATGGCCCAAGCGGGCTTGACTCTGTTTCGGGTTTTAAACCGGTAGTCGATGATTCGATTGACGAGCGGTGCTAATGTTTCCACCGGGGTGTCGTCGTAGATCTGATTGTTCAAGACTTCGTCGAGCATCGAGGTAGTTGCGTGGACAAAAAGGTTAGCGCGAAGGATAGGCAAGTCTAGTAGATGGCGGAGTGCACCAGCAAGTCGCGGGCTGGCCTGACGATAGAGTGAGCTGACAATGTCACGCAGTGACGGTAAGAAAGAAGACCGCACCTGGGCGGCAGCCGGTTCAAAAACAAGACTAAGATGATCGATGAGAGAATCAAGCGAGCCAAGATGTGCGTCTAGCTGCAGTTTGTAGTTTGCAACCCTTCTCCAGTGTGGCCCTGGGGGGACAGGACCTTCCGTGACATGTAAATTTTGTGGATTGAACAAGTTAAACCATACGTAACCGTCG